CAGCAGCAGGTTGATGATCCACACCAGCATGCCGACCTGAAGGCACAGAGTGATGAGGTCATCGCGCCGGCACGTCGTTTTTTGCCGAGGGTAGGCGCCCTGCAAATGATGGCTCGTGCTGCCGAGGCCAACGATAGTGATGACTAGCATGGTGATCAGGTAGGCAGTCATGCAGCTTTCTCCTGTTCGCCGGCGAACTGCGCATAGGCCCGGGCGAGCTTCACGTCGTAGAGGTTGCGGGCGTAGGCCGGGCCGTTGTAGCGGCGGGGGAACTCGGCCCACTTCTTACCCTTGAGAGCCTTGTGCAGCGCGGTGTCGGTTTCGATGAACGACACGAACGCGTCGAGCTGCGCGGCTTCGGACAGCGCCATGGTGTCGGCGAAGTGCTGGGCGTCGTGGTAGCCGAGGCGCTGCCAGTGGTAGCCCATAATCTGGAACAGGCCCCAACTGGCGGACTCCAGCGCGGCGGCGGCGTGGATCTGCTGCGCCTGGGCGAGACGCTGATGCTCGGCGGTACCGCCGATGTAGCCGCCGGACTTGCGGTTGACCAGGGCGGGATGCTTGGCGGCCAGTGCGTCCGCCTGTGCGGCGCTGACGCCATGGGCCTGCAGGCGCTCGAACATCACGTGCCGCTCGAACAGGATCACCGGGCGGCCGTTGCTGGCGAAGCCCTCGCCGCGGCTCTCCACCTGGTTGATGGCCATGACGCTGGCCAGCGGCACGCCGAGGCGGTCGGCGGCCTGCTGCAAGTCCTTCCGCTTGAGGTAGCGCGAGGTGTCGTAGCCGTGGAGCGCCGCCAGCGTCTTCGGACCCGCGACGCCATCGTCCACCAGGCCGGCGCGGCGCTGGTAGGCGACCACGGCGCGCTCGGTCTGCTCACCGAAGTCGCCGTCCACGGCTACAGCGAAGCCGGCCAGCGTGAGTGCGGCCTGCAGGTTGCGCACGGCGAGGCCGCGCGAGCCGATGATCAGCAGCTCGCTCATATGCCTTCCACCTTACGCTCGAATAGCCGCTTGGCGCCGGCGCGGACGCCTTCGGCGCCGACCAGGCCGATGATGCCGCCGAAGAACGGGGCCGCATCCAGCGGGATTCCGAACAGCGCCAGGCCATTGCTGGCGGCCAGGGTGATCAGGCCGCAGACGACGGACTCGATGGCGATGCGGCGCAGCGAGCCGCCGCCGAGCATCAGCCGCGAGCCGGCGATGGCAGCGGACAGGCCTGCCGCATACAGGATCGGGTAATTCTCCTGGAGCAATGTGGCGAGCCAGGCCATTTCGGGACGGTCATGCATGCGTTTCATTCCACTGTCCGCTGGGCGTGAGGGTGTTGATGTGCTGGACCACTTCGCCCAGCTGAGCCGGGCTGTAGCGTTGCGGCATGGGGAAGCCGAGCGCGGCGGCGCAGAACTCGCTGCAGAACCAGCGGCGCCGGCTGTGCAGGCCGACCGGCAGCAGCTGGCTGCCGAACAGGCCGAAGAAGTCGTAGCCCTGACCGGCGTTGGCGCGGAACACACGGGCGATCTGGCGATAGTCCGCCCAGGGCAGCGGGATGAGGTCCCAGTGTTCGAGGTTCAGCTCGATGTGCTTGGCGCGCACGCCACCGTCCATGGCCGAGGCGGACAACCAGCGGCCATCGGCCAGGACCAGTTCGCAATGGCTGTACTTGGAGCGCGTCCAAAGGCGGACCAGGCGGTTGAACAGCGTGCCGCGACCCTTGTAGAGGGCGAGGTAGATCAGTCCCATAGGTTCACCACTTGGCGTTGTTCGGCTTGCGGGGCGGCATCCGGCAGGGTGACGGCGGTGCCGTGGGGGATTACGGGGCCGAGATCGGCGAGACCGGGGTTGGCGTCGAGGACGGCCTCGGTGACTCCGGCGGTGCGGCCGTAGTACCGCCAGCAGATGGCGTCGACGGTGTCGCCCTGGTTGGCGATCACGGTGGTCATCAGCTGCGCTCCTGGTGCTTGAGCTGGTCGGGATAAACGAACGGGCCGTCGTCCGATACGAGCGCGCCCGGGGAGCGGCCGGTTTCTACTTCGCGGCATACGGCATAGCCGAGCGGATGCATGATTTCCCGGTTGATGCGTTCCAGAAGCCCCAAGCGGGATATCTCGTTCCAGTCGATGACCTTTGGGTTGTTCATCAGAGCAGCTCCACCGTGGTGTGGCTGATGCCGAGGATGCTGCGCAGGGCGTGGCGCGCGTCGCGGCGCAGCTCGTCGATGTTCGTGCTGTCCTCGGTGGCCTTCTGCTCGCCGCTGTTGGTGGCGTCGAAGCTGCGGTAGCGCTCGACCAGTTCGGCGGTGGCGCGGCAGTAAATGGTGCGGCGGTAGAGGTGCAGCAGCTGGCTTTCGCCCTTGATCTGCGGTGCCGGCACGTCGGACAGGGTGAGGTGGCCCTCTTCAGTACGGGCGCGGCGGTATAGGTCGAGTTCGCGGTTGGCCTCGATCATGGCGTTGATCGCGGCCACCTCGATGCGCTCGGGGGTGACGCTGGCGTCCAGGCGCATGGCAGCGCGCAGGTCGAGGCAATCGATCACCGGCCAGAAGGCATCGTTCTCGATCTTGTGCTCTGCGGTGGTGGCGCCGGTGGCGATAAATCCGCTCATGCCTATCGCTCGAATGGGTCGGCGGTGGTCGGGGCTTCACGACTAGGCCAAGGAGAAAACCTGTCGATCAGCCCCGAGCCGCCGGGTGCGTGGGGACGCTCAGTTAGCGGAGGGCTCGCCGGTGCCGGTGCTGGCATCCGGAGCGCCCTGGTCGGCTTCGGCGCCCTTGGCCTGGTCGGGCTGGGGCTGATCGTCTGCCGGGGGCTCGCCGGTACCGGTATCGGTAGGCGCGCTTTCCGCGTGTTTCTTGAGGAGGCGCTCGGCGCGCTCCAGATCCTTCTTGCCACCACAGCTGTTGTGCAGCTCGATGGCGCGTTTGAGCAGGTCGATGCCGAACTGCAGCCAGGCCCGTTCGTCCTGGGTGAGCGCTTCGGCGTCGTAGTTGAGCTGGGCCAACTGGGCGCGGCCTTGGGCGAGAACCAGCTTGGCGCGAGCCTCGTCTGGCATGTCCTGGTCGGCGGTGAGCTCGGCGGTGCGGTTGAGGGTCACGAGCGGGAAGGTTTTGCCGGCCTTCTGGGCGTTGAGTGCCGCAGTGGCGACTTCTTCGGCCACCAGGCAGCCGGTGGTGCGGTTGAAGCGATCCGGCATCACCAGCTGGTGGCGCAGCACGTACTCGGCGATCTGCAGGCCGCCGTCGAAGTCGCTGGCGTCGAAACGCCAGACCATGACGGTGACCAGCACGTCGTCCTGGGCGCCTTGGCCTGCCGCGAGTACGCCCTCGATGTAGGGGACGTAATCCGGCAGCAGCTCGGCCTTGAGCTTCGCCTTGCCTTCCGTGGACTGCACCTGCTTGAGGCGGAACTGGTCTTGCTGCAGCTTGGCCAGCATCACCTCATAGCCGGTAGCGCCATCCATTAGCGCGGCGGGGGCGGCGGCTGCCGCCTCCTGGGCTGCGCGCTTGCGCAGCTGGTTACGTTGGGCAAGGGTCAGGCTCATGGCTTAGACCTTCTCTACGTTTTCAACCAGGGCGACCAGGCCGAGGTCTTCCACGACGTAGGCGTCGTTGGAGGACTGGTAGTCGGCGATGCGGTCGTACTCCGGCTCGTCCTTGAGGTGGCGGCGGCGGGCGCCTTCCTGCCAATAGATCGACAGGTTGCTCAGGGTGGTGACCAGCACGGTGCCATCCGGGAAGTAGGGGGCGTCGACGATCGGCAGGCCGCCCAGCCGGGCGCGGGTGACGATCTCCTGTGCGGCGTTCTCTTCCTGGTTGGAGGTGGCGCCTTTCTCGACCGCGGCCAGCAACTTCTCGTGCATCAGGTTGCGCGAGACGATGACGATCAGGTCAGGGTGGCTGCGGTGCCACGGGTCCAGCATCTGGACGGCATCGAAGACCAAGCCGTCGAGGGTCTTGTAGTCGCCGGTGGCACCGACGGTGACCTTGCCAACGGTGGCGCCTTCATCGAGCACGCGATCCGGAGCCTTGGTGCGAATCTTCTGCAGCCAGCCGATATTGACGTCCTGGCGCAGCGGGTAGGTTGCCGCGTTGGTGGCCGCGGCAGCGGAGACGCCGTTCCAGCCGATCATCAGGCGGTCAAGGGCCTGCCGTTGGGCGATGGCCGCAGTGAGGCGGGTCTGGAAATCCGGGAATTTGGCCCAGGCATCGAGCAGCACGTAACGGAAGGCGCTGTCGAAGTTGGTCTGCTTGCAGGTGTAGTCGTCCTTGGACAGAGCCTGATGCTCGCCAGGGTTACGGCGGTTGCCGCCTGCGGTGTCGGTACGGCTGGCGATGGGGCCGTTGACGCCCAGAAGCAGGGCCTCGCCCGACTGCTCCATCACGCCGATGACGTTGATGCGGCCGAGCAGCGCGGTGGATTCCTGGATGGCAGTCTCGAGGTTCTGCTGCACGCTGGGCTCGACGTTGAACTTGACGGCGGCGCTGTCGACGCCGTTCAGCTTGGCTACCTGTGCCAGGTAGCCGTTGTAGGCGATTCGGGTTTCGTTACGCATGGTGTGCTCCGAGTGGGCGCTGGTGATGGGTCAGAACTTGGCCAAGGCTTTGCCGTCGCCGCCGGTGGCGGGTGGGCGCTGCTGTTGGCTGTGGTCCTCGGTATCGCTGAGGCGCGTGACCAGGTCGGCCAGCTCGGTTTCGAGCTTGTCGACCTTGGCGCTCAGCTCCTGGCGAGCCGTCTGTTCTGCGGTGAAGGCTTCGCCCTGCTCCTGAGCGTGCGAGGCGAGGGCCTCAACCGCTTCGGTCAGCTCGGAGAACTGGGCGTCGTCCTTGACGGCTTTGTCCTTGCTCTTGCCGAGGGCTTCCATCACACGGGAGAACAGGCCGGCGACCTTGCTCTCGCTGTCGGTGACTTCCTCGAATTCGAGGGCAACTTCGATGGCCTCGGAGAACAGGTTTTCCGGGTCATTCTTCCGTGCCTTGAGGGGGTTGGCGTCGGGGTGCTGGGCACTGAAGGTGAGCATCTCGGTACCCAGGCTGGCAGGGGTATCGGTAACGGCGATGCCGTCCAAGTACGCACGGCCGGTGTCGGCGAACTTCGGGCGGATCTCGATGCTGGTGAAGATCTTCTGCCGTGCCTTGTTCAGGGCTATGAGGTCGGCGGTCGGCTCGATCTGGGCGAACAGGGCCAGCTTCTTCTTGCCGGCAATCTCGACTTCTTCGGTTTTCAGCGCGACGACGTCGCCGTAGGCCTTGAACGGGCCGTCCGGCAGCAGGCTGCGGAAGTGCTCCAGCCATACGCGGGCGCCGTAGGTGTTCGGGTTGTAGGTTTCGGCAGCGTCCACCAGCCATTGACGTTCGATGGTGCGGCCGTCGGTGGTGGCGCCTTCGACGGCGACGCGGAAGAACTTGCTGCGGTACTTCTTGGCGGTGGGGTTGCTTGCGGCCATGGGGCTTTCCTCAATCCGGGGCTGTGGGCCTTTCGTTGAGGGCATGGTCGGCACCCGGCGGGGGCGCGGCAACGCGGTTGGCGTGTAGGACAGAGCGATACAGGACGCGCCGGTAGGGGCTCGCGCGCGCGAGCGGCAGCATCGGCGCCATGAACGCTATCGTCGAACTCCCTACCGATCACCGCCGCCACGCCAAGCACCTGTATTGGCAGGGCTATCGCGTCTGCGAGATCGCCGAGCTGCTCGGCGAGAAGGAGAAGACGCTGCACAGCTGGAAGGCCCGGGACGAGTGGGACCGGGCTACGCCGTTGGAGCGCATCCAGGCGGCCACCGAGGCCCGCCTGGTGCAGCTGATACTCAAGGAACCGAAGAGCGGCTCGGATTACAAGGAGATCGACCTGCTCCACCGGCAAATGGAGCGGCAGGCCCGAATCCAGCGCTACCAGGACGGCGGTACCGAAACCGACCTCAACCCTGAGCTGGCCAAGCGCAACGCCGGGGAGAAGCGTAAACCCAAGCGCAACGACATCACAGAGGAGATGGTCGAGAAGCTCGTCGAGGCGTTCCTCGACGGGTGCTTCGACTACCAGAAAGACTGGTACCGAGCAGGTAACCAGCGCACCCGGGCCATTCTCAAGAGCCGGCAGATCGGTGCGACGTTCTACTTCGCCCGCGAGGCGTTGATCGATGCGCTGACCACCGGGCGCAACCAGATCTTCCTGTCGGCCAGCAAGGCGCAGGCGCATATCTTCAAGGCGTATATCCAGGCCTTCGCCCGCGACACGGTCGGGGTTGAACTCACCGGCGACCCGATCATCCTGCCGAACGGCGCTGAGATGCACTTCCTGGGTACCAACGCGCGCACCGCCCAGGGCTATCACGGCAATTTCTACTTCGACGAATTCTTCTGGACGTTCAAGTTCAACGAGCTGAACAAGGTGGCCAGCGGCATGGCCATGCAGAAGCAGTACCGGCGCACCTATTTCTCGACGCCCAGCTCGATGGCGCACGAGGCCTATTCGTTTTGGACGGGCGAGCGCTTCAACAAGGGCAAGCCGGCGGCCAAGCACCTCAAGCTGGATGTGAGCCACGACGTGCTGCAGCAGGGGCGGCTGTGCGAGGACCGGATCTGGCGGCAGATTGTCACCATCCTGGACGCCGAAGAGCGTGGCTGCGACCTGTTCGATATCGACGAGCTGCGCCTGGAGTACGACGCGGCGGCCTTCCAGAACCTGCTGATGTGCCAGTTCGTCGACGACGGGGCGAGCATCTTCCCGCTCAACCTGCTGCAGCCGTGCATGGTGGACAGCTGGTCGGTGTGGACGGATTACCAGCCGATGGCCATGCGGCCGTTTGCTGATCGGCAGGTATGGGTGGGCTATGACCCGGCCGAGTCTGGCGATTCCGCCGGCCTGATCGTGGTGGCGCCACCGCTGGTACCGGGCGGCAAGTTCCGCGTCCTGGAGCGGCATCAGTTCCGCGGGATGGACTTCAACGCCCAGGCCGAGACGATCCGCCAGGTGACGCGCCGCTACTGGGTGACCTACATCGGCATCGACACCACCGGTCTGGGCAGCGCGGTGGCGCAGCTGGTGCGTCAGTTCTTCCCGGGCTTGAAGACCTTCTCCTACAGCCCGGAGGTGAAGACGCGCCTGGTGATGAAGGCTTGGGACGTGATCAGCAAGGGCCGGCTGGAGTTCGACGCCGGCTGGACTGACCTGGCGTCGTCGCTGATGGCCATCCGCAAGACGGTCACTCCGGGCGGGCGCCAGTTCACCTATACCGCCGGGCGCAATGAACACACGGGCCACGCCGATCTGGCTTGGGCGCTTTTCCACGCACTGCACAACGAGCCGCTGGAGGGCCAGACCGTGGCCAACACCGGCATCATGGAGATTTACTGATGAGCAAACGTCGCAACCGTAACCAGCAGGTGGCCACCACTGACCAGGTGCGCGAGGGCGAAGTGCTGGCCAATGGTGAGGGCGGCCAGTCGATGGCCTTCACCTTTGGCGATCCGATGCCAGTGCTCGATGGCCGCGAGATCCTGGACTACCTGGAATGCTGGGCCAATGGCCGCTGGTACGAGCCGCCGGTCTCGCTGGACGGGCTGGCGAAGTCGTCGAAGGCGAGCGTCTATCTACAGTCGGGCCTGATCTTCAAGCGCAACGCGCTGGCCCGTACCTTCATCCCGCACCGGCTGCTCAGCCGAGCGGCTTTCGAGCAGATCGTCATGGACTGGGGCTGGTCGGGCAACCTGTACCTGGAAAAGCGCGACAACATGCTGCGCCAGGCGATCGGCCTGCAGCCCTGCCTGGCGAAGTACATGCGGCGCGGTACCGACCTTGCGACCTACTACCAGGTGCGCGGCTGGAAGGACGAGCACGAGTTCAAGACCGGAAGCATCTGTCACCTTCGGGTGGCGGATATCAACCAGGAGGTCTACGGGCTGCCGGAGTGGCTGCCGGCCCTGCAGAGCGCGCTGCTCAACGAGAGCGCCACGCTGTTCCGGCGCAAGTACTACCAGAACGGCAGCCATGCCGGCTTCATCCTGTACATGACCGACGCGGCGCAGAACGAGGACTTCGTCACCGACCTACGTAACGCGATGAAGAACAGCAAGGGCCCTGGCAACTTCCGCAACCTGTTCATGTACGCACCGAACGGCAAGAAAGACGGGTTGCAGCTGATCCCGATCAGTGAGGTGGCGGCGAAGGACGACTTCGGTGCGATCAAGAACATCAGCCGCGACGACCAGCTGGCGATGCTGCGCATCCCGCCCCAGCTCATGGGCGTGGTACCGCAGAACGCGGGGGGCTTCGGATCGATCCGGGAAGCGTCCCAGGTGTGGGCCGTCAACGAGCTGGAGCCGGAGCAGGCCCGGCTGCGGCAGATCAACGATTGGCTGGGGGAGGAGGTGGTGCGGTTCAATCCGTATGAACTGCCGTCCGGCGCTCCGTAGGGGTCATAGGCGTTCCAGCTCGCGCCGGATGAAATCGCCAAATGATCCGGCCGTCCACCCGTTGAGGTCGATGACCTTCCCCGCATGCATAAAGTCTCCGATGTTCAGAGTGACTACGGGAAGCCCCATCGACCACTCTCCATAGTCGACATCCGTCTGGTTACTCAGCAGGCCGCTGCCTTTCAACTTTGTTCCGGAGATGCCTCCGACCTTTTTGTGCTTCGTGTCGTCATTCACGTACTCACGTCCTTCAACACTGGTTACGTAGCCACCACCCGACACGGTGCCATCAGGTTGAAGATCAGCAAGACCTGCCCCTTTGGCGGGGTCTGAGTCCACATCACGAAGCACGAGCCATTCGACAGGCTGCATTTCCAGAGCCTCAATTTGTCCATGCACGTAGGCAGAAGTCGCCCGTGCTTCGGCGCGCTCGTGATCCGGTGAGGGTATTTCCTGTTGACCGTAGGAGCTCATGCTGAAAAGCAAGTCAGATTCCTGCTCCCGCGTTAGGTCGACCCCCCTTTTCCGCAGTTCATCCCATGCACAGTTGTCGATCAGAACGGTCGTCCGCTGCAT